CGAACGTACAAGCTAAAGGCGCGAGAGGCGGAGAACATGGCCCGTGGCCTGTCTCGTGACACGTTCAACGCCCCGACCTTGGAAAAACCCTCACTTACCAAAGGCTCCCTGACCAAGCGCCGGTTTGAAAAAGGCGGTGAGGTAAAAAAGTTTGAGGGGGAATCACTACAGTCCCCCGAAGAACAACCTGTAGTGGAAGAGTCCAGCGCATCGCGTGCACTGAAACAGTTGGTCGCCCCCGTGCGGGAAGGCATCAAAGGCTACTTTGGCATGGAGCCGGAGACCTCGGGGAGTGAGGCTTATCGGACGGGACAGGCCTTATCCAACATGCCAGGAGCCGGAGCACCGGCAGCTCTTGGGATATTTATTGGTCGAGGAGCCAAGGGCTGGAACAAGGCGATGAACGACGTCGCCAAGAAGATGACTAAGCAAGGTGCGACACCAGAAGAGGTGTGGCAGACCACTAGAAACTTCAAAGGCCCTGATGGGATGTGGCGGCAAGAGATCTCCGACCAAGCAGCGCGGATCAATCCAAGCGTGTCACAAGGTCCGTTGTCCATGTACCTAAAGCATCCAGAATTGTACGAGAACTACCCTGACCTGCGACAGGTTCTTGTACGGACAGATCCTGACGTGCGGACCAGTAGTTATAGCCCGGCGGCCGATGACATCTTGATCAAGTCGCGTGACCCGGACAAGGCGGTGAGCTCTGCCCTGCATGAGGTGTCGCATGCTGTTCAGACGCGGGAGGGTTTTGCGCCGGGGGGTAGTTCCCTCATGGCTTTCAAGGACCCGCAGGCGTTTGATGTCTTGAAAGAGGTGCGGGCGAGCATGTCCACGCCCACAAGTAAAGAGGTGTACCGCATTGACGCGGGGTGGTCCCCTGAAGATGTGGGGACGAAAGCGTTTGAGGATGCTTACAAGCAGTACGTCAAGTACATCAAGGATCAGTCGAAAACGCCTGAGTTTGATCGGCTGGTACAAGAGCGTGCAGCCAATGTCTACTATGAGAGGCTGTTGGGCGAAGCCGAAGCGCGGGCCGTGGAGAGTCGACGGCTGTGGACGCCAGAACAGCGTTTGCAAGGAATTCCGTCGCAAAGCTACGAAAGGATTGGAGAGCCAGGGGGTGTCATCCCGCTTGAAAAGTTGATCATCAAGAAAGCCAAAGGCGGCCCCGTAGACACCTCGACGGCCAAGGGCCAGCTTGCTAAACTGAAGGCCGCGTGAGCGAGGGCACAGCCATGGCAACCAAGAGCACCAAAGCAGGTAAGAGCCGCGTGAACCAGGCAGGCAACTACACGAAGCCCGGCATGCGGAAAGCTTTGTTCAGCAGGATCAAGGCCTCGGCAACGCAAGGCACGGCCGCAGGCCAGTGGTCCGCGAGAAAAGCCCAGCTCTTGGCGAAGCAGTACAAGGCCAAGGGCGGAGGGTATAAAGATTGAAAGCGCCGCAGCAAAGCCTGAAAAATTGGACCGCCCAAAAATGGCGGACCAAGAGCGGTAAGCCATCCTCTAAGACCGGCGAGCGCTATCTGCCGGAGGCCGCCATCAAGTCCTTGTCCCCGCAAGAATACTCAGAGACCACAAGAGCCAAGCGAGCGGGCAAGGCCGCTGGCAAGCAGTTCGTCAAACAGCCCAAGGCCATTGCCAAGAAGACCGCGCGTTTTAGATAACGCCAAGGACACATCATGCCTATCGACAAGTCTGTAAACCCCGCCCCGTCACTCGGGATCATCGCGCTCGAAGACGAGCCAGTTGACATTGAAATCGAGATCGACGAAGACGGCGGCGCGACAATCGAAATCGGAAGCGACGAAGCTGAGGAGGTTGACTTCTACGCCAACCTCGCGGGTGTGATCGAGCCGGAGGCTTTGGCCAAGATCTCGATCGACGTATCGGCGATGTTCGAAGCGGACAAGGGTTCGCGGTCCGACTGGGAAAACATGTTCGCCAAGGGCCTTGATCTTTTGGGCTTGCGGATGGAAGAGCGCACGAAGCCCTTCCGGGGCGCGGCGGGCGTCGCCCATCCGATGCTGATGGAAGCGATCATCCAGTTCCAGGCGCAGGCTTTGAAAGAGCTGTTGCCGGCGGGCGGCCCTGTGCGCACGCAAATCATGGGCAAAGAAACGGTCGAGAAGTACCAGCAGGCAGGTCGCGTGCAGGACTTCATGAACTACCAAATCACGACCGTGATGGAAGAGTACACGCCCGAGTTCGACCAGCTCCTCTTTTACACCGGCTACGGCGGCTCGACGTTCAAGAAGGTCTACTACGACCATCAGCTAAAGCGCATGGTGTCCAAGCTTTGCTTGGCCGATGACGTCTACATCCCGTACAACGGCTCAAGCGTCGTGTCTCAGTGCCCGCGACTGACGCATCGCATCGCGATGGATTCGAACGAGTACAAAAAGCGAGTGCTTGCGGGTGAGTACTTGGACATCCCGGTGGAAACGTCGGCCGCGCCAGCCGATCCGAGCCCCATCCAAGCGGCAACGGACAAGGTTGTGGGCGTGCAGCCGACCGATGACGTGGGCGAAGTGTTCTTGCTTGAGCAGTTGGTTGACCTAGACATCCCTGGTTTTGAGGACAAGGACGAAGATGGCAACCCAACTGGGGTGAAGTTGCCCTATGTGGTGACCTTGGCCGAGGATTCGTTGCAGGTTATAGGCATTCGGAGGAACTGGAAAGAGAACGACGAGCAAAAAAATCGTCGGAACTACTTCGTTCACTACGTCTTGGTTGAGGGTCCGGGGGCCTATGGCCTTGGTTTTGTGCACTTGATTGGTGGTTTGTCCAAGGCAGCGACCAGTGCGCTGCGCCAATTGATCGATGCGGGCACGCTGGCGAACCTGCCGGCGGGGTTCAAGGCCAAAGGCGCGCGGATCGCGGACGATTCGGACCCGATCCAGCCTGGGGAATGGCGCGATATTGATGCGGGTGGGGCGGAATTGAGCGCGTCGCTCATGCCGCTGCCCTACAAAGAGCCCAGTCAAGTGCTTTTTGCGCTGTTGGGCTTCTTGGTGGACGCTGGAAAGCGGCTTTCGAGCACAGCGGACATGCAAGTGGGGGATGGAAACCAGTACGCGCAGGTCGGAACGACGCTTGCGCTCCTGGAACGGGGCTCGATGGTGATGTCGAGCATCCACAAACGGCTTCATTATGCGCAAACGCTCGAGTTCAGACTGCTTTTTGAGGGCTTTGCGTACTATTTGCCGGACGAATACCCCTACGATGTGCCTGGAGCAAGCCGCCGAATCAAAAAGGCGGACTTCAGTCGCATGGTTTCGGTCCAGCCGGTGGCCGATCCCAACATTTTCAGCACTGCGCAGCGCATTCAGCTTGCTCAGATGCAGTTGCAGCTTGCCCAGAGCGCGCCGAACATGCACAACATGTACGAGGCGTACTATCGGATGTACGCGGCGCTCAACATTCGGGATATCGACGGCATTTTGATGCCCCAAAACACGAATATGCCCCGTGATCCGGCGGCCGAGAACAGCGATGTACTGAACGGCATGAAGCTGAAGGCGTTTGCAGGCCAGCAACATGATGCACACATCGCCGCACACCTGATGATGGGCATGTCACCGCTCTTGCAGTCCAATCCGATGTCGGCAATGGAGTTGCAAAAGCATATTTTGGAGCACATCCGGCTGAAAGCGGAGGAGGATGTGGAAGCAGACCTCTTCAAGACGTATGGCACTGATCCTGACCGCATGGTTTCGCCAATCCAGAAGGAAGGCATGGTCGCCATCAAGGTTGCGACGTACATGCAGGAGATGAAAGACCTGCAAGGCAAGCTTTCTGGCGAGGGTGGAGAGGATCCGTTGATCGAACTGAAACGCATGGAGATTCAACAGCGTGCGCAGGCCGATCAACAACGCATTCAGATGGAGCAACAGCGCCTGGGGCTTGACCAGCAAAAGCTCCAGCAGAACAATCAGCTCAATCAGCAGCGCCTGCGCTTGCAGGAAGTCAAGACCATGCAATCTCAAGGAGCTAGAAATGCCGCTTAAACGTGGTTCGAGTCAAAAGACCATTAGTTCCAACATTGGTGAGATGGTCCGATCGTACAAGGAGTCGGGCAAGCTTGGTACGAGCAAGCCCAAGAGCGTGAAAGTGGCTACTAAGCAGGCGGCCGCGATCGCGTACGAGAAGGCAGGCAAAGCACGCAAGATGGCCAAGGGCGGAACGATGATTTCGACGCCCAAAGGAGTGCAGAAGGCTGTGCAGATTGTCAAAAAGAAGGACGGCAATCGCCCGGTTCGCATATACTAGGCTCTGTAAGACCGCTTTCAGTCGGTGCGGTAAACCGACTGCTTTCATGGAATCACCATGCTCGAATTTGCAGAAGCAGTTCTGAAAGAAGTCAGAAAGCTACAGCATCAGTCAGAGCAGATCGTGCTAAACGGCACGATTGCCGACATGGAGCGCTATCGCTTCATGATGGGACGGCTCGAAGGGTTGAGGATGGTCGAAGAATCCGTGAAAGGGCTTTTGAAAAAGCATTCGGACGAAGACCTTCTTGACTAGGAGATGCAGATGGAAGCTGTAGCAGACGAAAGCTTGACGGCATTGGAGCGCAAGTGGCGCGAAGAGGCTGAGAACAAGGGACCAAGGCTTGAGGACTCGTATACCGAGGACGGCTTTGACCCGTCAAAGCTTCATGAGACTGTACTGGATCGTATCCCAACGCCTACAGGCTGGCGGATCGCGATTCTTCCTTATCGTGGCGCGGAAAAAAGCAAGGGCGGGATTGTTTTGGCTGAGGAGACTCAGCGCAAATCCAATCTTGCGACCGTTTGCGGCTACGTATTGAAGGTTGGCAGTCTGGCGTACAACGATGAGTCCAAATTTCCCACCGGCGCGTGGTGCAAGGAGGGGGACTGGATCATTTTCGGCCGATATGCAGGCGCACGCATTCCCATCGATGGTGGGGAGATCCGTTTGATCAATGACGACGAGGTTTTAGGCGTGGTCAGTGATCCAGAAAACATTCTGCACATGTAAAGGAGAGCATCATGAGTGGTGAGCAGTTGGAGTTTAAGATTGGAGAGGACGAAGCACCCGCCACCGTCAGGCTTAGTGAGGACGGGCAGGCAGAAGTCATTGACAAGCCACAGCCCCCGGAGGTTGTTGCCCCCAGCGGCGATCAAAGTGATCACGGTGACCGAGGCGAGCTGGATCAATACAGCGAAAACGTCAAAAAACGGATCGACAAACTGACGGCGCGGCTGCGGGAGACGCAGCGACGCGAGCAGGCGGCACTTGATTACGCACGAAACGTACAGGCGCGGGCCCAGCAGCTTGAATACCAGTACCTGAACACGGATCAGCAGCGCGTGGCCGAGGCTACGGGCCGTATTGAAACGCAGGTCATGGCGCTTAAGCAGATCATTCGCAAAGCGCGCGAAGAAGGCGACGTTGACACGGAAACAGAGGCACAACAGCGCCTAACTTCACTGACAATGGAGCAGGCCTCTGTCCAGGCGCAAAATGCGCAGCGCCAAGCCTATGAGCAGAATCTTGTAGCGCAACAGCAGCAAGCCGCGCAGCAGGTGGCATATCAACAGCCTGCACAGCAGCAACGTCAGGTCGATCCAAAGGTAGAGGATTGGGCGGAGCGCAACCCGTGGTATGGGCGCGATACGGCCATGACGCATGCTGCGTGGGGCATACACCGTCAGTTGATTGAGGCGGAGGGGTTTGACGCCAGCTCTGACGAGTACTATCATGAATTGGATCGACGTATCCGGGACGCTTTTCCAAAGAAGTTTTCCGGTGCGCAAAACGGGGCGGCGCGTAACGTGCAGCCGGTCGCACCCGCTTCCCGGTCTTCCGGGATCAACCAAGCTGCACGCCGCACGGTACGTCTGACTCCAAGTCAGGTGGCCATTGCCAAAAAACTGGGTGTTCCGCTTGAGGAATACGCCAAGTACGTGAAGGAGTGATCATGAGTGACGTTAAACCTGTAGTAGGAGCTGCTCCAGCTCTTAACCGTACTTCGCGAGACGCAGAGCTTCGCGCGAAGATTACGCGACGTCGTCCGTGGCAGGCACCTTCGCGGCTTGATGCACCTGAGCCGCCTCCCGGATACAAACACCGCTGGATTCGAGCTGAATCAGCAGGTATTCAAGACCGTACCAATGTCGCAGGCCGTCTTCGCGAAGGCTACGAACTGGTGCGTGCCGATGAATACCCTGACTTTCACTCATCCAGTCCTGAAGATGGTCGGCATGCTGGCGTGATCAGCGTCGGTGCCCTTCTTCTGGCCCGTATCCCCGAAGAGACGGTTGAGGAACGAAACGCGTACTACCAACAGCGAGCGGGAGATCAGCTTCAAGCTGCGGACAATGAGCTGATGAAGGCCAATGCGCATTCGAGCATGGTCATCGAACGCC